GACAATGACCAGCGACATTCTAAACACCTGGAAGGAAATCGCCGAATACCTCAAGGTGTCCGTGTCTTACGCCAAGGAACTATCTAAAAAACATGAGGATTTTCCCCTTTTTAGAGACAACCGTGTATTCACCACAAGGGATGCACTGTCTGATTGGGTGAAGAAAAAAGCTGTGGCCGTTAAAGTACCTTAAAAGTATGCTTAAAGTATGCTCAACACCTCCTAACATACCCCAAACATACCCCCTCATGATTTGACATCAATGGTTTTCTAAAGAAAATGGGTGGTAATGCACCCAATAGTCCACCAACGCCTGACTCCAAAAAAGCTCGAGGCATTTTTGGAAGCCCTCTCCCTATCCGGCCGGGTAGATAAAGCATGTGCGGAAATAGGCTGCTCTAGAGACGCAATATATTACCACCGTCGGCGCAACCCCGACTTTGCCGCCAAAATGGAGGCCGCCCGGATTGAGGCGGCTGATCTGCTTGAAGACGAGGCCTTCAGGCGGGCACATCAAGGGATCGACAAACCAGTTTTCCAGGGTAAAGAATTGGTGGGGGTAATCCGGGAATATTCAGACACCCTCCTGATCTTTCTGCTTAAGGGTTGCCGCCCCGACAAATACCGGGATCGGGTAGATACCCGCCAGAGTGGAGAGATCACCGTTAAGTTTGTTGGTTTCCGGGGGGAGAACGGTGGCGAAACCGGTTAAGGTTCCCCACAACTGGACGGCCAGGGGATACCAGGTGCCCGTCCTGGACTACCTCCAGGCGGGGGGGCTGCGTGCCGATTGCGTCTGGCACCGGCGGGCCGGTAAAGACATGGTGGCCCTTAACTGGTCAATAGCCGCCAGCGTAAACCGCCCCGGCAACTATTACCACTTCCTCCCCAAAACTAACCAGGGGCGCAAGGTGATCTGGGACGGCAAGGATTTTTCAGGGAGGCCCTTCCTGGACTACTGGCCCAGGGATCTGATCCAGGGGCAACCTAACGCCACGGAAATGAAGCTTCAGACTAAGACCGGGAGTCTATGGCAAGTCATCGGCTCCGATAACTTCGATAATGTGATGGGCACTAACCCGGTGGGGTTGGTGTTTAGTGAATTTTCCCTGCAAGACCCCCGGGCCTGGGATTACTTCAGGCCGATCCTCCTTGAAAACAAGGGGTGGGCGTTATTCCTCTATACCCCACGCGGTCGTAACCATGCCTACCAACTCCACCTGGCGGCCCAAAACTCCCCTAACTGGTTATCCCAAACCCTGACCGTCCGCGACACCGGCGTGATCTCTGAGGCCGATATAGAGTCTGAGCGTCAGTCTGGTATGAGCCAGGAAATGATTGACCAGGAGTTTTACTGCTCTTTTGAATCAGCGGCCCCCGGCGCCTATTATGCTAATGAGCTGCGCTGGGCCCGGGAGCAGGGCCGGATTACCAAGGTTCCCTATCAATCCGGAGTGCCGGTGGATACCTGGTGGGATCTGGGGGTGGACGACTCCACGTCCATCTGGTTCAGCCAGGACGTCGGGAGGGAGATTCACATTCTGGACTATTACGAGAGCCGGGGGGAGGGGTTGGACCACTACGCCCGGGTATTGCAGGACAAGATGACCGTCTAGGGTGGGGTATTTGGCCGGCACGTGGCCCCCCACGATATCACGGTAAGGGAGATAGGGACGGGCAAGACCCGGATCAAAACCGCAGCAAACTTAGGGATCAAGTTCCATGTCGCCCCCCGGCCCGCCCAGAAGGAGGACGGGATCCAGGCCGTCCGTAACATCCTGTCAATCTGCTGGTTTGATGAGATGGCGTGCCGGTATGGACTGGACGGCCTGAGCAGTTACCGCAGTGAGTATGATGAAACCAACAGGGTTTATAAGAGGAGGCCGGTGCACGACTGGGCCTCCCACCCGGCCGATGCTTTTCAGACCCTGGGGCTGGCGCACAGGTTCAAGCAGTTATCGGCTCCGGATTATGACCAGGAATATGCTGGGTTTAAGGTAGGCCGGAGCAGGATAGGTCATCATAGTGGTCATGGATGGATGGGGGCGTGATGACAAAAGAAGACATATTGACACAGGCTGAAGAAAGGTTTCGGACGGCCTCCACAGCAGATATGAGTGAGAGGGCCCTCTATGATACAGATTTGAGGTTTGCTCTGGATTATGAGGGTTGTCAGTGGGATGCCGCATTACGGGCAAGCCGGGAGGGGGGTTATCCCCCGCGGCCGTGTCTTTCGATTAACAAGATTCCGGAGAAGATTGACATGATTGAGGGGGAGGTCCTGCAGTTATCCCCCTCGGTCAAGATACGGCCGGTGGATGATAAGGCCGATCCTCAGGTTGCAACGATTCTGGGGGGGTTGGTTAAGCATATTGAGTATAACTCTAATGCCAAGTCTGCTTATGCTAATGCGTATCGGTCCGTTTTGTATGGGGGGAGGGGGGCCTGGCGGATAGACGTGGTGGATTCGCAGGATGACCCGTTTGTGCGGGAGATCCAGATCAACCGGATAGCTAACGTCCTGACGGTTTATTGGGACCCGGAGGCGTCCAAGGAAGACCGGAGCGACGCTGAGTATATATTTGTCACTGAGTTTATTCCTGAGTCTGATTTTAAGAAGCAGTATCCATCTGAGGGGATGGTGGATTGGCCTGTGGCCGGGCAATGGGAGGGGTGGAGGACTGAGAAGGGGTGCCGGATAGCGGAATATTGGTACAAGGTTCGGGAGAAGAAGACGTTTTACCAGGTCCAGAGGGAGGTGGGGGGATTTCCGGTCGTAATGACGGTTGACAAGTTATGGCCTGGGGAGGAGGCGCTGCGGGAAAAGAGCATAGAGGTGCCGGTTGTTTACTGGTGTAAGTTGACGGCGGGCCGGATCCTGGATGGTCCTAATGCGTGGCCGGTGAATGATATCCCGATATTTGTCATGTCGGGGAAAGAGATTAATGTGGGGGGGGTGGCCCACAGCCGGGGGATGGTAAGGTATGCGAAGACCCCTCAGCGTATGTATAACTACTGGTCATCGGCGGTTACGGAGACGGTGGCGCTGGCTCCCAAGTCTCCGTATTTAATGACGGGGGAGATGTTGGGTCCGTATAAGGCGATGTGGGATGATGCGCACATGAAGAATTATCCGTATCTGCTTTATCAGGCGGATACGGTTAATCCGGGTGCCCGGCCCACGCGGGAGATGCCGCCGCAGTTATCCACGGCGCTTGCGTCTGAGTTACAGCGCCAGGAGCATGACATAATGAGCACAATGGGGATTTATCAGGCCTCCTTGGGGGATAAATCTCAGGAGTTGTCGGGGCGGGCCATATTGGCACGTCAGAAGCAGGGTAATATCGGGACTTATGCATATACGGACAATTTTGAAACGGCGTTGACATATAGTACCAAGGTTTTGATAAAGCTGATCCCCCATGTTTACGATACGGAGAGGATTGTGCGGATTATGGGGGACAATGATGAGCAGATCAATTTGCCGATTAATGCGCAGCCTGGTTCCATGCGGACCCAGCAGGTTGTTGGGGATATGCCGCAGCTCCAGAGGGACAAATACCTGTCTAAACCACGGGAGGGGGTTAGTAATTATCTGAATGATTTGACGGTTGGGAAATATGACGTGGTGGTCACAATAGGGCCGAGTTATGCCACGCAGCGCCAGGAGGTGATGGCGACTATGATGGACTTGCTGAAGATTGTGCCGCCACAGATGGCAATGGCGATGGCTCCGGTAATTGTTCAGAACATGGATATGCCTCATTCGGAGAAATTGATTGACATATTCAACAGGATTAGTGGGGTAGGTCCGGACGGGCAGCCGATTCAGGCTCCCCCGGATCCGAAGTTAATAATAGAGGCCCAAAAAATGCAGTTAGCGGAGATGGAGCAGGCCCGGAAGGATTTTGAGACTCAGGTTAATGCGCTTAAGACGATTGCAGAGGCCGATGCTATTAATCGGGATCAGACTATGCGGGAGTTAACGGCGGTGATGATGGAGGTTAAGGAAATAATGACTGGCCAGGGCCAGCAGGCTAACATGAATATGCCGCCCCCTGGGCCTGAGACGGGAGGGATAATGCAATGAGCAGCACGCCTGGGATGAGGGAAACGGTTACGGTTGACAATAGTGTCCTGTCTTTAACGGCAAGCAGTTACAAGCCGACTTCGGGATTGTTTGCGGCCCGGGAGGCGGTGGGGGCGCTTATCAGTGTAGAGGCGGCGTCCATCCGCATGACGTTGGACGGGACGGACCCGGTGGCTGCTACTACGGGTCATCTCCTGGAAACCGGGACAATAGTGACGTTGACCGGGTTTAATACCCTTCGCCAGGCTAAGTTTACCCGCGAAGCCGGGGCCAGCGGCACGTTGCAGGTGACATATTATTTTTGATTTGGGGGGGTAGTGATGGATCAGCAGCAGGATAGACCTAATTGTCAGCAGGTTATGGACAAAATAGTGGAGATATTGAAAGAAAACCGATGTTCTCTCCATGTTGAGGCGGTTTTACGCACCCAGGGGGTGGATTTTCGGATTATGGTGGTGCCGTTGGTTCCATTGCCGTCGGAGTAGGTGGGGGTTAATGGATAATCGGGAAATATTACGGCTTTTGGCGTTGATTCAGGCCAAAATGCCGGACGTTTACCGGCAGTTGATGTCGTTGATTAAGTGTTTGGCAGTTAATAACTAAATAAATCAGTCCAGGTAACGGCGATTAGCCCTGCCCTGAGCAATCGGGGTGGGGCTTTTTTATTTGCGGCCTACCGGGGAGGGCCAAAACACCGGGCAAAAATCCGCTTGAAGGAGCGTTTTTATGGAACCTGAGGTGATTGCTGGGGAAGAAACCCCTGTTGAGTCCGTTCAATTAGAGCCAGACGCAGAATCGGACGCTGCGCTATCGCCGGAAGAGCCTGAGTCCCCGCCGGAGCCGCCTAAAAAGCGGGAACCCAAGGGTGTTCAGAGGCGAATCGACAAACTTGTGGCCGAAAGGGAGTATTACCGTGGCTTGGCAGAGGGCCGGGAGTCTAAAGAGCCTGCTCCGCAATCTCTGGTGGAGGGTTTGCCTCCTGAACCCAGGGAAGAGAATTTCACGGATTACGGTGAATATCAGCGGGCTTTGATCCGGTGGGAAACCAAGGCGGAAATAGCCGCGGAAAAGCTGCGTCAGGGACAGGCCGCCCAGGTCCAGGCCCAGGATGACATTGTTCGCAATTATCAAGACTGGGTAGCTGACGGGGAGGAGAGGTTTGAGGATTTCGCGGACATGGCGGAACGGGTAGGCACCAAATTGACACCCCAACTGGGGATGATAGTTCGGGAAAGCGAGTTCGGCCATGCGCTTGTGAACTATCTGGACGAATACCCTAAAGAAATCGTCCGTCTGTCGAAACTCTCCCTGATTGCGGCAACCAGGGAAGTGGTGAAGTTGGAAGGGCGGTTGTCACAACCGCCGCAAAAGAACAAAACCCACAGCCCCAAACCCACCAGGCCCGTGGGGG